AGCAGGTCGTTTTTAAAAGACGGATTGTTTTTCTGCAGTATTGATCAAGTGTATTTATACAAAACAAATAAAACTTGGAAGTCATTTGGCGATAGGTGCTTTGTTGCTCCGGTCAAAAATAAAGACGTTTTAAGCAGCGAAAAAACAGCTGATCTTATTGGTATACTGAAAATAGGTAATAGCTCCTTAAAGAGCGCTGGAATCAATCCAGGAGACATAATAGGATTTACACCAGGTAGCGAATGGGAATTTGTTATAGACAATCAGATTATGTATTGTATGAAATCAAATGATATTGTTATAAAGTATGAATTCGATAGAAACGAAGAAGAGTATAATAGCCGCTGGGCGAGAAGCAATTAAAGAATTAGTAAAGGTAGCAAAAGAAAAGATCGTTGACTCAGAAGAAGATATATCAGCTGACAGACTTAAAAACGCTGCCGCTACTAAAAAGCTTTGCATATTCGATGCGTTTGAAATTCTTAATAGAATTCAAGAAGAGGAGAGTATGATTAATGAAGCTAATGTTGATTCTAGCAAACCAGTGTTTAAAGGCTTTGCAGAGGGGAGATCTAAATAATGGCATACGAACAACAATTATACAAAGTAGTTAAAGATTATATAAAGCCTCACACGATTAAAAAAAAGAATCGTTATGCTAAATGGGTTTACGGCTACGACAAAGAATACGATCTTGTTGTAATAAGTAAGACTGGCAAGATAGGTGAAATATATCTTATAGGTGATTTGCATATTGCTTTACCAAAAGCCGAAGATCCAAAAAATCTCGGTGATAACAAATGGAAAGCGGCTGAATACCCAAAAGAATTAAGTAAAATTAAGAGTGAAGCTGATTGGGCAAAATACCCCAATGCTTTTCAAGAAAAATGGCACCCTTATATAGATGCTGAATTTGAAAGAAGAGAAAAAGGATACTGGTTTATTAACAAAGATAAACCTACTTATATTACTGGCACTCACTACATGTATTTGCAGTGGTCAAAAATTGACGTCGGATTACCTGACTTTCGTGAATCAAACAGATTGTTCTATTTGTTTTGGGAAGCTTGCAAAGCGGATAGTAGATCCTACGGAATTTGCTACCTTAAGAATAGACGTTCTGGATTTTCGTTCATGTCGTCGGGAGAAACAGTTAACGAAGCTACAATATCATCGGACGCGAGATTCGGTATATTATCTAAATCCGGAGCGGATGCGAAGAAAATGTTTACGGATAAGGTTGTTCCGATCTCGGTCAATTATCCGTTCTTTTTTAAACCAATACAAGACGGAATGGACCGTCCGAAAACAGAATTGGCGTATAGAGTACCCGCTTCAAAATTTACGAGAAGAAAATTAGATGACAATAATGTAGCTGAAGATCTTACTGGATTAGATACAACTATTGATTGGAAAAATACAGGTGATAACAGTTATGATGGTGAAAAGCTAAAACTATTAGTTCACGATGAAAGCGGTAAATGGGAGAAGCCGACAAACATACTTAATAACTGGAGAGTTACAAAAACTTGTTTAAGATTAGGTAGTAGAATAGTAGGTAAGTGTATGATGGGTTCAACGTCAAACTCGTTAGACAAAGGAGGAGCAAATTTTAAAAAATTATATAATGGATCAGACGCATCGGCTAGAAACAAGAACGGTCAAACTAAAACGGGCTTATACAAACTTTTTATTCCTATGGAATGGAATTATGAGGGTTTTATTGATGAGTATGGTTTTCCTGTATTTGACACTCCCAAAAAGGAAACGATCGGCCCGCAAGGGGATATAATAGAAGAAGGTGTTATACAACATTGGGAAAACGAAGTTGAAGGATTGAAAGACGATCCAGATGCTTTAAATGAATACTACAGACAATTCCCAAGAACAGAACAACACGCTTTTAGAGACGAAGCAAAGCAGTCGTTATTTAACCTAACAAAAATCTATCAGCAGATAGATTATAATGACGAATTAAGAAACAATACGATGGTTACCCAAGGTAACTTTCAATGGGAGAACGGAATTAAAGATACAAGAGTAATGTTTTATCCTAACAAAGACGGTAGGTTTTATATAACCTGGGTTCCGGATCAAAGCATGCAAAACAATATAATAATAAAGAATGGAAACAAACATCCTGGAAATGAACACATGGGAGCATTTGGTTGTGACAGCTATGATATTAGCGGTGTTGTTGGTGGTGGGGGTTCTAATGGTGCGCTACACGGATTAACAAAGTTTTCAATGGAGGATGTACCTCCTAACCATTTCTTTTTGGAATATATAGCTAGACCATCAACAGCTGAAATGTTTTTTGAAGATGTATTAATGGCTTGTGTGTTTTACGGTATGCCAATACTTTGTGAGAACAACAAACCTAGGTTGCTTTACTATTTAAAGCGAAGAGGATACAGGGGATTTAGTATTAATAGACCGGATAAAACTTATAACAAATTATCCTTATCAGAACGAGAAGTTGGTGGAATACCAAATTCAAGCGAGGATATAAAGCAAGCGCATGCTTCTGCTATTGAAACCTACATAGAGGATTTTGTAGGCATAACTAAAGAAGGATATGGAGACGTTTATTTACAAAGAACGTTAGAAGACTGGGCTAAGTTTGATATAAATAATAGAACAAAGCATGATGCTTCCATAAGCTCAGGGTTAGCTTTAATGGCTTGCAACAAACATAGATATAGTCCGAAGGGATCTATAAAAGTTAAGAAGATTAACTTAGGCTTTAAAAAATACAATAACGAGGGAACTACTTCAAAAATAATGTAATAAATGAATGTAAGTACAAATACTAATAGTCCATTTCCAGATCAAGTAGTAAGCGATGCTGAAAAAGCTACGCTAGAATACGGACTTCAAGTCAGTAGAGCTATTGAACAAGAATGGTTTAATTACGGCGGCGGTGGTTCTAATAGATATGCTTCTAACTGGAACAACTTTCATAATTTAAGATTATATGCTAGAGGAGAGCAAAGTGTTCAAAAATACAAAGATGAGTTAGCTATTAACGGCGATTTATCTTATCTCAACTTAGATTGGAAGCCTGTGCCGATACTTTCAAAGTTTTCAAATATAGTTGCAAACGGTATTACTCAAAAGCAATATGATATTACATCTTATTCACAAGATCCAGAATCTTTAAAGAAAAGAACAGAATATGCAGATAACGTAAAATTTGACGCAAATACTATAAAGCAAAGACAAGTCGCGGGATCGTTATCAGGTATGAGTTTTGCTAGATCTCCAGTTCCTACAGAAGAACTTCCAGGTAATGCTGAAGAAATGAATTTACACATGCAGCTGAAGTATAAGCCTGCAATTGAAATAGCTGAAGAGGAAGCAATTAATACTGTATTAGCTACTAACGAATTTGATTTAACTAAAGCAAGAGTTAATCAGGATTTAGTTAACATAGGAATAGGTATAACTAAAACATCTTTTAATCCAGCGGAAGGCATAGTTGTTAAGTATGTTGATCCAGCATATTGTGTTTGGTCTTACACTGAAGACCCTAACTTCGATGATATATATTATGTAGGTGAGGTTAAATCAATAACTATACCTGAACTTAAGAAAGAGTTTCCTCACATTTCTGACGAGGAATTAGAAAGAATCCAAAAATCACCAGGTAACCGTAGACTTATACGAGGTTTTGAAAACTACGATTATAATACTGTTCAAGTAATGTATTTTGAATACAAGACTTATACAGATCAAGTATTTAAAATAAAGAAAACCGATAATGGATTAGAAAAAGCTATTGAAAAAACAGATGCGTTTAATCCACCGGAAAATGAAAACTTTGATAGAGTCTCAAGATCAATTGAGGTTTTATACGAGGGAGCTAAAGTCGTAGGGTCGGATATGATGCTTAAGTGGGAGATGTCTGAAAACATGACAAGACCTATGGCTGATACCACTCGTGTTGAGATGAGTTACTCAATGGCTGCACCTAGAATGTATAAGGGAGTTATACAATCGCTTGTAAGCAAGTGTATAGGCTTTGCCGATGTAATACAACTAACACATTTAAAGATACAACAAGTGCTATCCAGAATGGTTCCTGATGGAATATTTTTAGATATGGATGGTTTAGCTGAAGTAGATTTGGG